TATTTGATTAATAAAGATGATATAACAAAAAGTAAAAAATTACTTTCTTTTGGTATCAATGACGATTGGTCTTTTGAAGAACATTTTCTAAGTATCAATAACTGCCAATTATACGGATATGATAATTCTGTAAATGAAGAAATGTTAAAGAGTAAAAATTTACAGGAACAACATAAAGAGTTTTTTCAAGGTACAAAACACCACATATCAAAGAATGTTGGAAAATATAATGCTGAGAATGAAATCTCTTTTAAAACTCTTTTAGAAGATAAAGGTTCCGATATATTTCTAAAATGTGATATTGAAGGATCCGAATATGATATTTTGGATGATATTATAATTAATACCAAATTATTTTCTGCAATTGTTATGGAATTTCATGACATAAATGATCCTGCAAAATTTAATGAATTATACAATTTTATTAGTAAAATAGACCAGAAGTTGGTTCACATCCATATTAATAATTATACTTATTTGGAAGTTGGCAATGGACAAAGCTATGTTCCATCAGTTATTGAGCTGACCTTTACATCATCGACAAACATTTCATTAAAAAGAAATATAACACTACCTAATGCATTAGATATGCCAAATTGTCCTGATCGAGATGATTTTGCAATTATCTTTTAGTTACATTTTAACTATAATTTCTAATGCCATAAGGGTCAAACTACCAATCAATACAATCGCAAATATTATTTGCGGTAATTTATTCATAATACCTCCACTTCAGTTTATTATTTAAATACTCCAGATTCAATTACCATTAAAGATAAGCAGAATATGAGAACGAGTACGAAAACTATTGGTTGCATATTCATTTATAACTTATATAGTTTAAAAAAATATGTTACTAAAGCCGCAGCCGTCATACACCACCAAAAAAGTTGTGTTTGTTTTTGCCTATCTTTATCCATGAACCGCATTTCATCAGCTCTTTCTTTTTCCATTTTTACTTTGGTAGCTTCAACTTCTGCCCAAGCAGCTTTACCATATTTTTTAATAGCTTCCAGTTTTAACTGATCAATTTTTAGTTGGTGAGCTTTTTCTTTTTGATATTTTTCGTAAGCCTTAAACTCCGCCATTGTGGCTAAGTATTCTTGTTCCGCTTTGGCTTTCATTCTTTGGATATGCTGTTGTTGAACAGCCTTTTCCATATCAGCCTGTTGGTCGGTAACCACAGAGCTTAATTGTTTGCTTGCTCCTTGAGCAGCTTTAAGAGTACCGGCGGCACTTTGAGCACCGGCAATAATTGGATCTGACATTTGAATTCCTATAGGTTTATAAGTTCATAAAACCATTGAGAAAAATTCAAATCAGCATGACTATTTATGATTCGGTAACTTGACAATTGAGAAAAAATGATTTATAATACTATATAAGTTAAAAAGCCACTAAAATATGGAGAAATTGAATGGCAAGAATTACTGACGCAAATTTGATTTTTGCAGGTTCCGAACCAAAATTTACGGTTGAACTTACTCAAACGGATTTATCAAAAACTCTGGCGTGGTACTCTCAAAGTAAAGATAAAAATGATGCATTTAAATATGCATCAGAATTCTTTAAGAAAAAACATAAACTCAACGCTTCTTCTGTATTAAAAGATAAACCATCGACATTTGGTTTTATTTGTCGTATTGTCAGTAATGGTGGTATTTTACCTACTCAAAATCGGATTTGGTTTGATCAGGAAATCGAAAAGATTAAACTTGAGTTAACTAGTAAAAAAGAAGAACCTGATAATATTACTCCAGTTAAGACAAATGTAATCAGTATACAAGATCGTATTCGAGAAAAGGCCTCCGAGTGCATTGGTGAGTTAGAAGGACAAATTGATGATCTGATATTATCTCAATTTAAAACTTCTCCATCACCTTATGGATTATTCCATACAATGAACATTAAAGATGCACAAACAAAATATATTCTAGAGTGGGTTAAATTAAAACGTGCAGAATTTGATGAAGCGTTGACTAGTGATGATGAACAAATACGAGAAGGTTGGTCAAACTTTACTAAACCTCAAATTAAAAAAATTATTGCCTATTGTGATCAGGTAATCTTAGATTGCCAGAAGGTTTCGGCAAACTCAATTAATACCCGAAAACCACGCAAACGAAAAACAAAATCACCCGAACAATTAGTTGCCAAGATGAAATATCAGTTGGAATATAAAGAGTTGGGCTTGACTTCAGTTAAATCTTCTGATATAATTGGTTGTATGCAGTTGTGGATTTATAACACTAAAACAAGAAAACTTGGGTGTTATAATGCCGAAGATGCTGGTGGATTGAGTGTAAAAGGTTCTACTATTTTGAACTATGCTGAATCCAAATCTGTACAAAAGAAATTGCGTAAACCTGAAGTAACACTACCTGAAGTTTTAAAAGGTGGTAAAGTATTTTTGCGTAATGTAATTGAGAATATTCGTGCTGTTGAGAGTAACTTAACAGGTAGATTAAATGATGATACGATTTTATTGAAAGTAATTAAGTGAAAATTGCGTTAGCGTCAGACATTCATTTAGAATTTGCTGACCTTATCTTGAAGAATGAAGAAAATGCCGAAGTATTAATACTGAGCGGAGATATTTGCACAGCTAAAGTTTTCAAACATAAACCAAAAGAAAGATTGATGGTTAAAGATTTCTTTAAGCGCTGTGCATTTCAATTTCCTCATGTCGTGTATATTATGGGTAACCATGAGCATTATGATTTTGATATTGCTAAAACATATGATAGATTGAAAGCTGAGTTGGCTGATTTGCCAAATATTCATGTTCTAGAAAAAGAAACATGGGAACATAATGGTGTAACCTTTGTTGCTGGTACATTATGGACTGATATGAACAAAGGTGATTCATTGACTATGTGGCATTGTGGTAAGGCGATGAATGATTTTAAAGTGATTACAAATAGCAATCACATGGTTCAACATAAGAGAAATGTTTACCATGAGAATGAGCGTAACGAAGATGGTACTTTGATTGTTAAAGCTGTGGATCACTATCAGTCGCCTTCAAGGTGGTCAGTAGAAGATTCTGTGGAAGACCATAAGAAAATGTTAGATTACATTAACATTACAACACAAGATAAATCAAAATGTTATGTAGTAGTAACACACCATGCACCAACACCATTAAGTATTGCTAATTGGTACAAAAATGACTTTTTAATGAATGGTGCGTTTGCTTCTGATTTGTCTGAGTTTATTATGGACAGGCCACAAATTAAATTGTGGACTCACGGTCATATGCATGATCCATCAGATTACCTTGTAGAAGAAACTAGAGTGGTTTGTAACCCCCGTGGTTATGTTGGATATGAACAAAGAGCAAAGGAATTCAAATTGAGATATTTGGAGATATGATGAAAATAGTAATTAACTCGGACTACGGTGGTTTCTCATTGTCGGACTCGGCCATTGAGGCCTATGCGGAGAGAAAAGGAATTACCCTACGCAAAGAGGAGCGGATTGATTCGGTGCTCTCTGCTGATTATTACCTTGAGGATGGTAATGAGTGGTTTAATTGCCGTGAGATTCCGCGGAATGATCCGACATTAGTGGCGGTGGTGGAGAAACTTGGTAAAGAAGCCGATGGTTTCTGTGCTACTCTGAAAGTGGTAGAAATACCAGAGGATGTGGATTGGTATGTGGAAGAATACGATGGAAATGAGTGGGTCGCCGAGAAGCATCGGACTTGGAGTTAATTATGGGAATGTTTGACTATATTGCATATGAAGGACATGAGTATCAAACCAAAGATACTCCGGCTCAATCAATTGATAACTACAAGATTGAAGGCCTTGCTCTTTGGTATGAAAACTATGATGCTGAATGGATAGATGACGATGATGGTATTTTAGGTGGTTACTTAAAAAAGTTTAATTCACGATGGGAAATGTGTGATGAGTTTGATGGACTAATTCGATTCTATCGTGAAGATAAAGAATCTGGTGGTTACGAAGCCGATAAGTGGATAGAATATTCTGCTTTGTTTATGGATGGTAAATTATTGAGAATTAAGGAGATTAAAAAATGAGTGTTACATTTTATCTAAATGATGATAGAGATTATTCACCAACTTTAGAAAAGTGGCTGCGACAATTTATCTGTACAATGGATGAAGGTACACTTAGACCAGGTAATGATAGTGGTGATTCTCCTTTTGGTGTAAAAATCATTTTTGATGGTTATGCTGATTTGGAGACCGAAGAAGAATATATTGAAGCTGGTGATAAAACTCAATTATCATTTGCTATCTTCATACACAAAAATTCATTAACGGAAGAATTTCCTCCACACGAAGAAACTCCTTGGGCTTTAATACATCGCCCAAAAGAAGAAGTATGTGTGTGGGCATGGTACAATGAAAATACGGATGATGTAGATATTATTCCTTTTGAAGATAATAATTCTACCGAACTTGACCACAAATTAGTTTACGATATTATTGCTAAAATTGAAGAACGGGATGCAAATGACTGAAGAACGACAAAAAATAGCATGGGCAGTATTACAAGGTGAATTGCCTGCCGAAGAATTAACTTATGCCGAAATTGATGAAATAGAGGACTTAATCTTTGATGCCGTATCGGCTAAGCTAAGTTCGCCTCTATTCTGTACAAAAATACATTAAAATGTACATAATATGATACTAATAGACTTTAATCAGGTAGCAATCTCCAATCTAATGGAGCAAATCGGATCGTCTAAAACGGCAGTTGACGAAACCCTTGTTCGCCATATGATATTGAATACAATTCGTACCTATGTGAAGAAATTTAAATCTTCTCATGGTCCTGAAGTTGTAATCGCATGTGACAATAAAAAATATTGGAGGCGAGATATATTTCCAAATTACAAAGCAAGTCGTAAGAAGATGCGAGATTCTTCAGGCCATGATTGGAATACCATTTTTGATTGTTTAAATAAAATTCGTGATGAATTGAAAAATTATTCACCATACAAGGTAATCGATGTAGAAACTTGTGAAGCGGATGATATTATTGCGGTCTTAGCTATGCGGTATTCACCACATGACAATATTATGATTTTATCTTCCGATAAAGACTTTGCACAATTACAGAGATATTCATCGGTTTCACAATATTCACCAATATTGAAAAAATATATTAAAGAATCATTACCTTCATTTCAATTGAAGCAAATGATTATTCGTGGTGATAAAGGCGATGGCATTCCTAATATATTATCTAATGATGATGTATTCATTTCTGGTGGTCGTCAAAAACCAATTACTGAAGCCAAGATCATTCAATGGATGAATCAAGACCCTAAAGACTTTTGTACGGAAGAAATGCTTCGCAATTATTCTCGTAATGAAACTTTGATCGATTTAACAAAAATACCTGAGAATATCAAACAAACTATTATAGATACCTATGAAAACGCAAAAGGTCATACAAAGCAGGAATTTATGAATTATATGATTGCGAATCGTTTGAAAAATTTAATTGAGGTAATCGATGAGTTCTGAACTATTATATTCCGAGATATTCGAGGAATTTGAAAAAGCCGAAACAAAGGCACAACGTATTGAAGTATTAAGAAAACATGATCACAAATCGTTCCGTGATTTTTTAGTGTTTGCATTTAATCCACATATAAAGTTTGATGTGGAAGTACCTGAATATAGACCATCAATAGAACCCGCTGGTCTTAATCACACTTATTTGGACATGGAAGTTTCTAAACTTTACCGATTTATTGAAAATCATCCTAAAAGAACCAACACAACTGAAAAAAAGAGAAAACAATTACTAACAGTAATTCTTGAAGCTTTGCATAAAGATGAAGCTGAGTTATTGGTAAGACTGATCAACAAAGATTTAAAGGTAAAATTCTTAACCTCAAAAATAATTCAAGAAGCATATCCTAATTTATAATATGAAAATAGTTTTAGTTACGGGTGGTTTCGACCCAATACATTCGGGGCATATTAGTTATTTTAAAGAAGCAAAAACTTTAGGTGACATGTTAATCGTTGGATTAAATTCTGATGAATGGCTTGAACGCAAAAAGGGTCGAGCCTTTATGCCTTGGAATGAAAGACTTTGTGTTATAAACAATCTATCTATGGTAGATGAAGTATATACGTTTGATGATGAAGATGGTTCAGCAAAAGCTTTTATAAAACAAGTAAGAGCTCATTATCCAACAGCAGAATTAATATTTGCCAACGGAGGAGATAGAACATCAAATAATATTCCAGAGATGGAAGTTAAAGATGTGTTGTTTAAATTTGGTGTTGGCGGTGAAAACAAAAAGAATAGTAGTAGTTGGATTCTAGAAGAATGGAAAGCACCAAAAACTGAAAGAGTTTGGGGATATTATCGTGTATTGTATGAAGTATCAGGATTAAAAGTAAAAGAACTTACTGTAAATCCAGGAAAATCATTGAGTATGCAAAAACATTCTTATCGAAATGAACATTGGCATATTGTAGAAGGAGTAGCTAATGTGCAACTTAAATATCATAGACCAGATAGATCAGAAGAAGTGATTAATCATACGCTTTTTCCTAATAATACTTTAAACATACCTTTGGGTGCTTGGCATCAACTATCTAATCAATCTTCTTCTCTATTAAAAATTATAGAAATACAATATGGTGAAAGTTGCGTAGAGGAAGATATAGAAAGAAAATGAAACGCAATAAGTATAACATTATTACTATTAACTTAACATCAATTGATAGTGGTGCTCCAATATCTGATGTTCCATGTGGAAGTTGTACAAGATGTTGTGAAGTGTTAACACCATTCTTAACT